CGTCGTATGCCTTGTCAGCCCGTTCGGCCAGTCATGCGTTACGAGCAGACAATGCATTGGTAGCTGATACAGTAACCAACTTTCCATTCCCAACATTCATCGCACCTGTTACTGTATATTCTAATACGGCTGCGATTGGTTGGAAATCCTTTGATTGTTCCGTTTCGGCCCTTGCTGTTCCAGTTACGGCAACCGTAGCAATTTTGGATTGTGTAGTATTAAGTTACGATTCAACTACTACTGGGTATATTTACATTAGAAAAAATTCGGGAGCTTCGGGTTATGTTTTATCGGCGTATCGCCCGAGCAATTCAGATTATGCGGCCAATAGTGGTCAGGGGTTTTTTCCAATGGATACTTTAACATTTGAATATACAGCCACACAGGGAGCAGCTAATGGAATAACCATCCGTCTAATTGGATACATGTAAAATATGAGCCACAAAAAAGTATCACGATTAGTAGAATTGACAGCGCCTGAAATCCAGACGAACGACTTGTTCTATATTGTTGATGTCAGTGCAACGGAAGGTAAAAAACTCCAAGTTACTTCTTTGGCTGCATATTTGAACAGTAGTGGAAGTTTATATGCTATTCACGCCTTAACCGCAGATACCGCTTCATACATTCTTGGTAGCAATGTATATGGCTTGGTCGAATCTTCTTCATATTCATTGTTTTCCAATGCGTCGATTTCATCTTCTTGGGCAACCCGGTCATTCAGTGCTTCTTATGCTGAGACGGCTTCGTTTGCCATGAATTCGGTAGGTGGGTCAACGGTGTCATCGTCGTGGGCAAATAGAGCCGGGTCGTCTTCATGGGCAGACCGTTCGGGTATAGCGCTGACAGCAAATGTTGCTTCGTCGTTGGTGTGGCCTAATACCTCTACGGCTTCATACGCCATGGCCAACCAATCGTCATCTTATGCCAAAACCGCGTCATATGTTAACGAGGGAACAACATCGTATGCTCACAGAGCAGGTTGGACATCTTTATCTGATACATCAACGGTAACTAACAACTTGGTTTATCCAAATGTATCTACAGCGTCATATGCTATGACGGCTGCGAATTTTGTGTATAACCACTACATTGATTATGGTGTATCAGTGGCTACTTCACAATCCATTACTTGTTCTCAACTAGATTTGGTCGTTGTGTCATCTTCTATGGGAACAGCAAGGAATACAAGTATAGATGCTTATGGAACAGTCACAATCCCCTATACATCTTCGGTTGCCGTTAACGAATCGTTGAGGTTGATTGTCAAAAACAGAGATACCGGCATCGAAACCGTAATAGATACTACTCCAGTTTATGTTTATATCAGTCGAACGGTTAATAATTGGAATGATTTGATGAGCGGCTCGATAAAAATTCCATACAGTTTGATGGGAAGCTCTAGTATGCTCGGAAATTACATGGTGTTTGTTAGTGGGTCGTCAACAAATATCCAAATTGATTCCAATCGTGTAAACCGTTTCCATTTGGCAAGTTTAAGCGATTCCTTAACCGTGTCTGTGTATGAAGAACCGTTGTTCAATTTGACGGTGCTGGTGCCTCCAGCGTTGCTTGCTTTTTCATCCAGTGTGGCTGGAACATTTTTTGATTCCAGAGATGGCATGTTATCATCTGGGTCTAGTAATGTTTATTACCTCAATATCAGCAGTTCGGATGTTACATCGTTGAGATATGTCTGGTCACTATCCAATTTAAGGTCTTTGGATTGTAGTGGAAACCCAATGTTGACTACATTGGCTGGAATGCCGGATACACTAGAAACAATGTCATGCCAATCTTGTTCTATTAGTTCAATGGTTTCATTGGAAAACACAACGATGTCATATTTCAACATTGGGGCTAATAGTTTGACCGCTTTACCTGTAATGCCGGAAACCATGTCCTATTTGAATTGCTCGAATAACAACATCACATCATTGTTGAATGTTCTTCCACTTACGGCATCATACTTGAACTGTTCTGATAACTTGATTGCGAATATGCCCCCGTCTTTACCCGGCAACTTGACCGAACTATGGATGGGGTCTAATGGATTGACGAGTATTGCGGTAACATTACCAACTTCGTTGCTCACGATGTCTGCTTACAACAATACTTCATTGGGAACTATTGCTTCTTCAATACCGCAATCTTTGGGGTGGATAGATGTAAGTTATACTTCCTTGACATCACTTCCAACATTGCCATCTGGGTCTTTGATATACTTAAATGCCACAAGTTGTAGTTTGAGTTCTGTAGCAATGACTAACATTTGTTCTCAACTAAGCTCAAGTAATGTGACGAGCGGAAGTTTGCTAATGAGAGGAAACGGACCTATTACAACGGCTACCGAAACTACTTATGTCTATGATTTACGAATGTTTTTGAGTTGGAGTGTTGAATACGATTATTCGGTATAAGGATAAGATATGGCAAGCATACCCATTAGCCAACTAGACAACTTCACCACCATAAGGGATGAAGATTTTATTGCTTTGGTGGACAGTAGTTCCAAGACGACATATAGAGTTCCTGTAACCTCGGTTGGAGCATGGATGGCAGTTAGCGGCTCTTCTTTGTCTTCGTCTTGGGCCTCGGCTTCAGCACATTCAATTTCTTCAAGCTGGGCAAGTAGCAGTATTTCTTCGTCGGTTTCAGGCCATTTAACTTGGCCCAATACATCTACCGCATCCTTTGCTCAAAGAGCACTTTCTTCCAGTTGGTCGGACAGGAGTGGATATGCTTTTCTAGCAAACACAGCCTCAATTGCTGACACGGCATCGTATTACAACTTCACATTGCCTTCTAGCACACCACCTTTTGCTGATGCTTGTACTTCGGCTTCGTGGGCATCATCGTCACTGAGTTCATCTTATGCTTTGTCAGCGTCGTATTCTGACGCGGCAAAAAGTGCGTCGTGGGCTAACACAGCTTCATATGCTTTAACAAGTTCACAGGCTTTGACGGCTAGTTATGTGAAGCCGACGTCTGGTGGAAGTGTAACACCTATTGCATGGGCCACTGTTTTAATACCTGATAACACAAATTACAGTAGCGATACACCATCAACTGTATTATATGGAAATATACACAACAAACCCATTGTCATAAACGGTTACAATGTAAGTGACGTTAGTTGGTACAAAAAAACATTAACGCCGAATTCAGGTTATTTGTATGGAGTAACTTTCACGCCAAACAATCAAGACGACGCACCCAATCTATTGATTACTTTGACAAACGCTTCTTCCAACTTAAATTATTGTGTTATAGGTAGTGGAGCAGAAACCGATAACAGAAACGAAGAAATTTCAATAGCATTTTATCCGTATCAGTTAAGAACCAGTACACAATTTGTTATATCTATGTTCGGACACCCGGATTTCGGTGGTTCTGATGAATCGCTTTATTTTTCGTTTGTAGTTTACGCGTAATTTTATGACAAGCATACCCATTAGCCAATTAGACAACTTCACCATCGTTAGAGATGAAGATTTCGTCGCTTTGGTGGACAGCAGTTCCTTGACTACCTACAGAGTTCCGGTGACTTCCCTCGGAGCGTGGATGGCGGTAAGTGGGTCTGTTATATCATCGTCTTATGCTAGTGCATCTGGGGCATCCATATCCTCAAGTTGGGCATCAAGCAGCATTTCCGCCTCCGTTTCTGGTCATCTGACTTGGCCCAATACATCTACCGCGTCGTTTGCACAACGGGCACTCTCTTCAAGTTGGTCGGATAGAAGCGGATATGCCCTCGCTTCGTTATCGGCCTCGTGGTCTGAAACAGCTTCTTATTTTGATTTTTCATTGCCAAGTTCTACACCGCCTTTTGCTGATGCTTGTACTTCGGCTTCGTGGGCGTCGGCCTCATTGAGTTCTTCTTACGCTCTATCTGCTTCATGGGCCGATAGAACAATGAGCGCTTCGTATGCTATTACAGCGTCATATGTTGACACGGCTTCGTATGCTAGAACGGCAAGTGTTTTGTTAAACTCCGCCGGGGGCGTGACAAGAAACTATGGTGGTATTGGAGGTTCGTGGCGGGTTGCGAATCCGGGTGGGGCGTTTGCAGTTGATAACGATTTGTATGTTTACAACCAGAACAACCAAACTGGTAGAATGAACTTGGTTAAAATCAACATGCAGACAAATGTTGTAACATACCTTAAACAATGGCCACAAAATTCATGGAACTGGTATGGAAGGCCGTTTAGGAATTCGGGAGATGGTAAAGTTCATACGTTGGCATTTACAGACGACGGGTTGTATGATTACAATGTCACGGACGACACTGCTCCATCGCTTATTTCTGCCGGTGGATATTGGGAAGATTTGCCTGTGAAAGTTGTGACTTGGCCCGCCGCCGCAGCGGGCGATTTTTATTGTTTATATGGTGGTTCCAATGCTGGCACTTACGGAAACTATCCGTATTTCAGATGGAGAAGACATTATTACAGCGGTGGTACATGGCATGAAACATGGGCGTCAGCAAACCTTACCATCAGTAGTGTTGCCAACAACACCGAGTTAAGAAAGTTCCTCAATTTTTCAACAGACCCACTTCATCATCAAAACACATTACTGTGGGATTTCAACTACATCAAAAAGAGATATTATCTAATGGGTGATGATACAGGCTACATGCATATTTTTAGTCAGACAACAGGTGATATCGAAACGAGCTGGCTCAACGCATCCATTACCTACGAAAAAACCATAGCCGTTCCATTACCGAACACGGAAATCTTGTCTGACATTGATACGGAACATATTCATATTGACTATGATGTTGATACTGGCGAAGAAAAAGGAATTGTGTTGGTCAGACGAGGAAACCAATCTTATCATGGTTGTATTACATATGTGAACTGGCCTGAAATTAACAACTGGTAAACTTTCATGAAAGATAAACTCTTGTCTCCATCAAGATTCCCTTGGCTTTTGGGTTTTTCAGCCCTTTTCATAGCTTTGTGTGCAGCCTGTTTTTCCGTCTATGGTATTGCTACTTTGTTTGCTGGGGCCACCATTTCAGTCATCATCATGGCATCATCTCTGGAAATTGGAAAACTGGTAGGCACGACTTTCTTGTATCGGTATTGGAGTAAATGCCAGAAGTTTCTGAAAACGTATCTTGTAGTAGCGATTCTAGTGTTGATGGTCATTACCTCGTTGGGCATTTTTGGATACTTGTCTGCCGCTTATCAGAAGTCCTCCATTGAGTTTTCTGTAACTCAGGAGAAAATCAAAAACACTGAAAGTCAAAAAGGGTTCTATCAAGACAAAATTACAGCGTCAAAGAAGAGAATGGATGACCTTGCTAAACTTCGTTCTGCTCAAGAGTCAAGAATGAGTGAGGTTCTTACCAACGAATTTTTGTCGAGAAACCCTCTACAATTGAAACAACTCCAACAACAGACATTGGAATTGATTTCTCAAACGGACAAAGACATGAAGGATGAAAATGATAAGGTTCAAGCCAGCATTGAAGAGATTAGAAAAACTGACGGCCAAGTAAACCAATTGAAGATGGGAGCGGCGGGAAAAAAAGATGTTCAGACCTTCAAGTTTGTAGCCGACGCTATGGGATTGCCACTTGACACAGTAGCTCGGTGGTTTATTATATCTATTATCTTTGTTTTCGACCCTCTCGCTATCTGTTTGATACTCGCTTACAATGTTGCTGTGTATCGAAAAGAAGATGTTCGGGTTTACGGTCCTCCTGAGCAAACTCATACGCCACAACCAGTTGAAACAAAGATACTTCTGAACGATTCCAAATCATCGGAAACATTTTCGGAAACCCCAATCATCCCAGAGGATACACCGATTGCTCCCACAACAGAATCCATTCAACCATCTCCGATTGTTGAACCTACATCTGGGTTCAGAAACAACGGAAGTTCTTTTTTTAAGCAGTATTTCAAAACTTAGGGCTTGACAAAGTACAAAAAAAGGACTAAACTATTCCTACTTAAACACTTATTTTCCGCATTTCCCTAATTACCTTACTATGTATGACGCGTATTTGCCCCATAAATGGTGCAACAATTCGTATGATGAATCAATCTGATATCGATTACATAGTAAAATTGTTAGCGAGTGCTATAAAAAACAAGGATTGGGAGTTAATCACGGAAGTTCAAGAATATGTCATTGACTTTCAAGAAGAACCTCAATACGAAGAAGAGTAAGTAACCTATGTTATTATTTGTTACAATATTGCTGAGTATTTGCCTAACAGCGTCCGTCATATTCAATATCTTGCTTTACAAAGCGGGGCTCCGTCGTCTCCAAGAAGCGGAAATCCTTCAAGAAAACAACAAGAGTCTTGAGGAAAATAATAATTTGTTCGAGGGTTGGGTTTCTGAATTCCGAGCTAATGTTATGAAGACATACGCCCATATGAAACTCCTTGATGACAAAGAAATGTTTTCCAAGGATGATGATGTGGGTGTTGCTTTCAAAGACATGTCTGATTTAATCCACGACCTGAATGACAGAACTCAGATAGAATCCGAAAAGGAATAACCATTCTACTATGAAGAAGAAAAAAGTTCTACGGAAGCGTAATGTCCACAAACATGACAAAGACCATTTGATGGGTAAACGGTCTTACAAACATCAAAAAACCAAAAAGAAGTTGGTAAAAAAGGTCAAGGAAACCGTCGAACCCCCACCTATTGTCGTAAAAAAGAAACCTCGAAAGACGAGAGGCGCTTCGGGCAACAAGATGTATTTTACCCAAGATACGGAGAATGCTATCATTTTGTATAACAAAACTGTCGATTTGCAGATTCGTGATACCATTTACAATGAGAAAATCAAGAATCCGTTCGAAAAGTTGGTTGAGAACATTTTCAATACTTTCAAGTTCTCTTATTTTGAAACGAGCCCGTTAGATGTTCAGAAAGAAACCGTTTCCCATCTTGTTGCTAACATGCACAAATTTGAAGCTGGAAAAGGCAAAGCATTTTCATACTTTTCCATCATCGCTAAACATTATCTGATTGCTCTCAACAATTCCACTTACAAGAGGTTCAATCAACATGTAGATATCGGAGAGGAACGTGATGAACACACGGTTCAACTACAAACAGAGGACAAACATCATAAAGAAGCCGAAATGAAGGAGTTCTTGAGATTGATGATTGAGTTTTGGGAAAACAATGTCGGCAAAATCTTCACCAAACAGAGAGATTTAGACATTGCTAATGCTGTTATTGAACTCTTCCGTAGTTCTGATAGGATTGATGCCTTCAACAAGAAAGCCCTCTATCTTTACATCAGGGAAATCTCGTCTTGTAAGACCCAACAGATTACCAAAGTCATCAACAAGATGAAACAGTATCAATCCAACATTTCCAAATCATATGTGGTTAATGGTTCTATAAATACGGAAAGTTACATAAAGGTTTGAAGAACCGACTTCCATCTCTATTTATGGAGCATGGACATCGAATACGAACTATTCAAAGGTAAGTCTTTCAAAGACTTGTGCAGAGACATCTACGCTAACCAAGAAGCTCGCAAAGAGCAGATTGAGGTATTCATTAGCGATTTACGCCCCCTTATCAAAAACACCAATGATGCAATGGTCATTGTTCCTTTGATTAAGGGTTACATGGATACCGGTAACGTTAACGACGAACATTTAGTTCGCCTCGCTGCAATCATCCAAAAAATCATGACAGCCCAAGCCCAAGCGGAGGCAGATGGCACTAATCTTGGTTTGAGTGAAGAAGAAAAGAAAAATCTTTTGGAAGAAATTGAGGCCATTCAAAAATCCGATTCGGTGGTTGTCAAGAAAATTACCAAGGAAGAAAAGGCCTAACTTATGTCATATTGGGATAAACCTGCTAGTATTTCTTATCCGCAATTGGAGTCGGTGTCGCTGACCAAACTTCGTGGTGGCGGTTCTGGAACGAACGCACAAAATGCATTCTATGAAATAGAACCTGCTCTTGTTTTGGATATCATCCTTGACAAAGACAACGCATATTTCAAAAAGACGGTGTTGACAATTAACAGCGATAAATGGCCAGCAGATGTTAATGGAGAAGAACCGAAGAATACTGACCCTGACTATACATGGATGGGAAGAGCTTTGGTTCGTTTCATGTATTCCCACCGTAACATTGAAAAAGAACTTTTAGTATGGGCTCTTCCGTTGGAAGCCAACATTACAGAGTATCCCGTGTTGAACGAAGTTGTCGGGGTGATTTCTTATTTGGGCCAATACTATTACACTCGTAAAATTAACATGGTCAACCAACCCAATGTTAATGCGGATTTCAATTTGGAATTGATTAACGGTGGGTTTCAGGATAATAAACAGTCTCCCGTTCAAGGAAATCGTGAACTTAGACTTGAAGACGGGTCTCTCTATGTTCCCTTCAACGGGCCAAAATCCAAGTTACGAATGAAAGGCGGAGACGGTTATGAGGGGGCTTTGGGCAGATACTTTTATTACAACAGAAGAATCAGAGCATTGAAACGTCGGGAAGGTGACATGGTGATTGAAAGCCGGTTTGGCCAATCCATTCGGTTTGCTGCTTATGATGATGACAGAAAAAATGATGCTGGCGATTCCAAGAATGTTGACTATAAGAGTGACGGAACATCAAATCCATATTCTGGCCTTCCAGCCGGTGGCGGGAATCCGATGCTTCTCATTCGGAACAAACAACGTCCGATTTCGACCACGCCCCTTCAAGTATATGATAATCTTCCCAAAACTCAGGGAACGGAAGAAGAAAAGAATGTAGGAGGATACGTTGTGGAAGATGTCAACAATGATGGTTCATCTATTCATATGACATCAGGAACTACGGTAAGTTTATTCAAAACCAATTGTTTGAAGGCGTTGTGGGGAATGGGAGAAGAACAATCAGCGTTCAACGGAACAACGCGGTTCAAATACCCGCAACTTCTGGGCGACCAAATCGTTATTAACAGCGACCGTCTTATTCTATCATCCAAAACAGGAGAAACTTTCCATTACTCCAAAAAAAGATATGCTGTTGTCACGGATGATGAATATACGGTAGATGCACACGACCAGATGGTGTTTACAACTAACACGAAGGTTGTTATCAACTCTCCAGCCATTTATCTTGGCGAATACGACCAAACGGGCGAACCCGCACTTCTTGGGCAAACGACGGTATCTTGGTTGTATGAACTCTGTAATTGGTTGTTAGAGCATACTCACTGGTATAAACACACTCACCCGGATGCTGGTAATGCGAACCCAGATAAAACCCAAACACCAGTTCAAATTGAAAAGTTGAAAGCTTTGCGGGATTCCTTGCACAGTTTGATGAGTCGTCGTGTATTTGTAACTGGAGGTGGGTATGCTCCGGGAAGTGACGGGGAGGCAATTTAATATGGCGTTTCCACTTCCATCTGTAAATACTCAGGGTGTTGTATCCACTGTTCAAGGAACTTCAACAAATGTCGTGTCGGGTGTAAAATCGAAGGTCCAAAAACTGCCAACTGTTCCTACGAAAATTGATGTGAAAACAGGGAAGGGTGTCCCCGGTGGATTCTCCGCTGCTAATGTTAAAGTTCCATCGGTAGAAACATCCAAATATGCGGTTGCTCTCTCCAATGTAGCATCTCAAGCATCTACAGTTTCCAAGTTATTGACAAGTTTGCCGGGTTCGGCTGGCGCTGCTTTGTTGAAACCCGTTATGGGCAAGTTGGATGCAATGAAGTCTTCTTACACGAAAAAAATGGCTGATATCAAAAAATCTGCTGTTGATTTTACGAAACCAAACTCCATTCCAAAATTACCAGCAGTTGCTCAAATAGATGTCCCCAAAGTAGAAATTCCACCTATTCCGTCAATGCCGCAAGCACCGGCACTCCCCAATGTATCGGTACCATCCGTGTCATCATTCAAGGTATAAATGAGATAACAAGAACTATTTATAGACGGCACCAACAAAAACACATACATGATATGAAAGTAAATCAAGCAGAACAACTAAGACAGGCCATTCGTAAAATAGTAAAAGAAGAAGTATCCTCCGAAATCAACAAGGCAATGGGGAAGATACTGGTCGAAATGGTTAAAGAGGTCAAGAGAACTCCTACGTCCCCGGCTCCAGAAGAAATGGAAGAACAGGAAGAGACCAATATGCCTATTTTACAAACCCACAACCCAAAACTCAATGGCGTGCTGGCAGAAACAGCCAGACATTATAGACCTCTACCAAAAGCAGAGTCAGGCGAGTCGCTCGTTTCGTTGATGGAAGGCGGGTTTGAGAAGATTGGAAAACACGAAGTCGTGGCAGAGGGAACGCCCGCAACAAAAATGGATTTTTTGAAACAAATGGTCAACGAATCGGTGCGGGAAACTCCGTCTGCTTTGGATGCTAATGCACCTGTTCCTGATGCGTTGAGGAAGATTTTCAAAAGGGATTTCAGAGCCATTCTCAAAAAGAGTAAAGAGGGTGCTGGTGGCGGATTCTTTAACCCATCTGCGGTTTTGTCGGGCGAGGGGGAAGCTCCGTCTTCTTAACATATGGCAACTCAACAGACTCAAGTACCAATCGGAATTACCCTTCCACTTAGAAATGGAAATTCGGGGTATTTTGAGCAGTCTTATGATACGCTTACTCAGGTCAAATCCAACATCATAAATTTGCTGAATACTCGTCAGGGAGAAAGACGAATGCAACCTACATTTGGAACAAGGTTGTGGAACCTCCTATTTGAACAGAATGTAGATGCTCTTCCAGATATCGCTGTCAACATCATAAAAGAAGACGTTGCTATGTGGATACCGAATGTTACGGTGGTAGATGTTACAGCAAATCTTTACAAAAGTGACCAAACAAGCGCCGACCGTGATATTTATAGATTACAAATCGCTGTGAAGTTTTTGTTGAACATGACGAAACAAACAGACAGTGTAACAATTACAATAGATAATGTGACGGCATAATATGGAAAAGAAATATAAAAGAATTTGTCCCAAATGTGAGACGGAAATACTTTATACTCAAAAATATAATGCTAAAAGAGATGAAGGACTTTTGTGTAAATCATGTTGTAGAGTAGGTATTCCATTTTCAAATGAACATAAAAGGAATTTGAGTATATGCAAAACTGGAACTAAACAGACTATGGTTACTCGGTTGAAAAATTCAGCAACCAACAAACAAAGATTTCTTATCAATCCAGAGTTAAAGAAAAAAGCATCAGAAACATCAAAACGGATATTACATTTGCCTCACATCAGAAAGAAGCATGTGGAAGCACTATCCAAAACTCGGTGGTTGGGAAAAACATTTGACAAAGGACAATTGGAGTTTATTGATAAATGGAACAAATTAGGATTCAATTTTGAACCAAATTATCAGCTACACACCGACGATTTTTTGTGTTACATTGATGGATACGACAGACAAAAAAATGTAGTTTTGGAATATGACGGAAAATACCACAACACCATTAAACAAAAAAGAAAAGATTTGATAAGACAAGAAAAAATAGTTGAAGCATTAAATCCAAAAAAGTTTTGGAGATATGACGCATTCAACAAACAACTCAAAAATGTGATTGGAGAATAACCGTGGCTAATACTACTCAAAAATCTTTTCAGCCAAAATGTAAGGAAGTCCGTTACGTTAACCGTGATTTCTCACAGTTTCGTGAAGGTTTGATTAACTTTGCTAAGTATTACTTCCCAAACACTTACAAAGACTTCAACGATTCCTCGCCGGGCATGATGTTCATTGAAATGGCATCCTATGTCGGTGATGTCCTCTCCTACTACACGGATTACATCTTCAAAGAAGGACTTCTCTACAACACTCAAGAGAGGAAAAATATCATTGCTTTGGCTAGATTTTTGGGTTACAAGGCTAAACCCACAAGAGGGTCAACCGGAAAGATTGATGTCTTTCAAGTGTGTCCGGCCACCGAAGTTGGTGGTGAATATGTTCCAGATGAGAAATTTACTCTCAACATCAAAGAGAATATGCAGGTCTCCAACAATGCTGGAGCGTCATTCCTGACCTCCGAACCAATCAATTTCAGCGTTGATACAGCACTTTCTCCAAGAACGACAACCGTTTATCAAAGAGATTCTACCGGAGTTCCTACCTTTTTCCTTCTACAAAAAACGGCCAATATTCGTGCCGGAAAACTGATTACAAAGACCTTTACCGTTAGCGAACGACAATCTTTCCTCAAACTATTTTTGGATGAAACCAATGTTATAGAGATTATTGAAGTAAAAGATTCCGACAACAATAAGTGGTATGAAGTCGATTTCTTGGCTCAAGAAATGATTCTGTATGATGTGCCGAACGATGAAGCGTTTGAAGGAGTGTTAGCAATCTACAAAGGAACTGTACCTTACATCATGAAGTATCTGAAAACTTCTCGTAGGTTTACGGTCAATGTTGACGAAAACAACCGAACACATTTGGAGTTTGGAGCAGGAACTAACGGGTTTGCTGATGAAATCATCAACCTAAGTTCACAACAAATCGGAGTGGGATTGTCAAATATGAGTAAGTTGAACTTGTCTCTTGACCCGTCCAACTTCCTCCAAAACGACACTTATGGTCTTGCTCCATCCAACACATCCTTGACCATAACATACACGGTCGGCGGTGGATTTGAATCCAACTCTCCTGCCAACTCCATTATCAATGTGAACTCAGCCGACATGGATAACACCATCATTGGCCTGACTCCAGAAGACGCAACACTTCTCAACACGGTCAAAACATCTCTGAGAGTAAACAACGAAGACCCAACTGTAGGTGGTGAAGGAGCAGAATCCAACGAAGATATTCGTCAAAACGCGATTGCCGCATTTGCCGCTCAAAGCAGAACGGTTACTCAATCAGACTATTTGACGAGAGTGTATTCAATGCCTCCGAAATACGGAGCAACCGCCAAAGTTCAAGTCATTACCTATAACAGTTTGGATGTCAACCAAAACCAAATTTTAGTGGGAACGGTTAACGAAGCGAATGTGGCAACCGTTGTGAACAACAACACTCAAAATTACTTCCGAAAAATAGCATATGACCGAAGTAATCCATTTGCGGTTAACTTGTATGCTTTGTCGTTTGACGAAAACAAAAATCTGACGCCTCCAAACGAAGCATTGGTGACGAACATGATGACTTATTTGAGAAAATACCGCATGTTGACGGATGGTGTTAATGTAATTGATGGTTATGTCATCAACATTGGAGTTGAATTTGTCATCACAGTCTTCAAGGGTTACAACAAAAAGGAAGTGTTGAAAAATGCTATTGCCACCGTGCAGGATTTCTTTGATATTGACAAATGGGAGTTCTCACAGACCATCAACCTGAGTGGTCTTCGTTTGGAAATTGCCAAGGTTGAAGGTGTTCAAACCGTCGCTTCCTTGAAGATTACGAACCTGACACCACTCACCACGAATGGTGATAACTACTCGCCGGTGGAGTATGATATAGCAGCAGCAACTCAAAACGACATGATTTATCCGTCGTTAGACCCGTCGATTTTCGAAGTGAAGTATCCAGACAAGGATATCAAAGGAAACATACTGTAATATGCACCATTTCATTTATCCATCACAAGATACTTACATAACCAATACGGTTAACTACCCGAACAAGAATTTTGGGTTGGATGAAATCCTGCGTGTTGGGACAAAAGATTCGTCAAACCGGTTCACTCTTGATACCACAACATTTTCATATAACAGTCAGAGTGTTGTTGGCCTATGTGTTTCGTTATTCACTGGAACCATAACGTCTGGTTCTATAAACGGTTTTGCCTCCTATATTACGGCATCATGCACAGGGGGTTCAGGTAGCATTAGTGGGTCTGCATTTTCCGGTTCTGGCGTATTGAATGGACAATGGTTTTCGGGAAGTGCCACAGGTTGCACTGGTACACTTTCGTCTTTCGCGGGTCGTATGACGGGCACCGTTACCGGACATTATACAGTGTCACAGTCACATCAAGTTGTTCGAACCAAGAGATATGTTAACCGTGCTTTGGTTAAGTTTGATTTGACAGCCATTTCTCAATCCGTGGTTTCGGGAAATATTTCCTCCCCACACTTTACATTGAAACTGAGTGTATCCAAGGAAGAAGAAGTCCCCATTGAATACTTGGTATATGCCTATCCAATCAGTCAAAGTTGGGTCATGGGCGACGGCTATTTGTCGGATGGTGGGTCAACTCAGGGGGCTAGTTGGAACTACAAAGATTACTACTCCGGAAGTTATTGGACATATGTAACCGACCCGAACGGACTAACTCCGATTGACTTTATTGGAACTTCATCGTTGACACAACAGGTGTGGAACAGAGGCGGTGGCACTTGGTACACAAGTGCCTATGACAGCCAATCATTCAGTTATGAGGTTGGAGACATCAACATGGATGTTACCAACATCGTATATGCTTGGTTGAGTGGAAGCATTCCAAACGAAGGGTTCATACTCATTTCCGGTGAAGAAACAGAACCGACTGGTTCGGACATGGGGTTGTATTACTTTAGCCAAGATTCCAATACAATTTACCGCCCACATTTGGATGTTGGATGGAATGACTTTACTTGGACAACTGGCAGCGTTTCAACGGGAAGTGTTGTTATTTCAACCATTCCGTCTGGTTACAATGCTTGGGTTACAAACGGAGAGATTACAGATGCATCTGTTTACGGAACTTTCCACGGCACATCAAACTACTCTGTGGATGTTAGTTTGTCGGCTAGTGGCGTTATTGATGTTACTGGACTTACAGGGTCAATTCAAAGCCGGAGAGTTTATGGAAACTTTTCGGGGTCATCAAGCAGTTCGTATGACATGTCCACTTTGGCTACCAGTTCTTATTTGCTTGGAGGTTTGTTAAATGGGGCATTTAGCGGAAGTATATTCACATCTAGTGTGGTTTCTTATACTTTGCCTTGGGGATATTTGACTGGTTCGTGGATTTCTCAAAGTATAGTTGGTAGTCAATTAAAAGCCAACTTACCATTCCCGATTTACCCAAGCATTTATTGCGATGTTTGGGGGTCATACATATACAACACTGCTTTGGGCACATTCAACATAACAAATTCGTTGACCAGTGCTAGTTTTGATGGTGTATTTGTTGCTGGATTGTTAATGGGCGGCAAATTAAAAGCCCAACTCAGCGGCACATTTTTGACGAGTAGTTATTCCTATACCAGTAGCGTAACAATGGCTTCCATGAGTCTTGAACCTGTTCAGTTCACTCCGCCGTTTGTTACTGTTATTCAGAACTTACCTCCGACCGTTAGGGCTGGCAACATTGTTCGCATCAATCTGTTTGCTCGACCGGAATTTCCATTCAAGAACTTCCAACGGCGGACTCAATTCACACAGTATCTCACGCCACAATATCTGCCTACCGAATCCTACTATGCGATAAAAGACAACGAAACCGACCAAATTGTGCTCGATTTTGACAACAACACAAAATTGAGTTGTGATGTTAACGGAAACTATTTCCTTCTTGACACCACAGGTTTGCCACAAGAGCGATATTTCAAGGTTTTAATACGAAGTGAACAATCATCTTCTATTTATACATTTGACAAAGGTGATATATTCAAAATAGTAAGATGAAAAAATATTTAAGACACTGCTCCAAATGTAAAAAGGAACTTTGGTATTATAGTTACAAACAGTGGTGGAGGGCTAATAAAAACAAATGTAATTGTAGGTCATGTTCCAAAAAAGGAAAACCTAGCGGTCGAGAAGGCAAAAATCATACTAAAGAAACCATTGAAAAAATTCGTTTAAGCAACATTGGTAAACATGTAATTTCTGATAATGCCCGAATCAAATTGTCAATATCAAGAAAAGGCAAAGTAGCATCTTGGGTAACACGGACAAAAATGTCCTTGAATAGTTCTCCGTGGAATAAAGGAAAATGCCACTCAGAAGAAACAATACAAAAAATCAAGGACAAAAGAAAATCACAAGTTATTACAGAAACATCTAAGAAAAAGATGCGTATTTCTGCTATAAACAGAGTTAGAAAATATGGTGTTCAAGCTCGAAATTTCAATCCAAAATCATGTTGTTATATTGACCGATTAAACTTAATGATTGGAACGAATTTACAACATGCCTTGAATGGCGGTGAAATGGAGTTAGAAGGGTATCTTGTGGATGGGTATGACGAAAACAAAAACGTTGTATTTGAATATGATGAACCTCACCATCACCAACCAAAAAACAAAACAAAAGATTTGGTTAAACAAAAACAGATTGTTGAAAATATAAATCCGTCTTTGTTTCTTCGATATGATGAACGTTCAAATCGGTTATATGATGTCGAAACCAATCAAAATTTATCACTGGTCTAATATGTATTCAATATGGCTGATTTTTCAGTACAAATAACCAATTTTCAGAACTACGGCATCTACAATTACCAGTTTGATGAAGCTGGAAATGAGATTCTGAACCCGTCGTCTTCTGTATTCCAGCAACATTACATTGCCTTCCCCACGGTGAATTTTGCGTATGACAACGACAAAATTCTGTCGTTTTATGACCCCACATTTACAGAGTTTACGCCTCCGCCAAGCGAGGAAAGTTCAGCTCCAACCCAGCAAGATACACTTAACCAGTTAAACGAAATGGTGAAACAAAACCAGCTTTTACAGAATCAGTTGGATGTTTTGGTATCCCAAAACGAATTCTCACCAACAGATGCCGACACCCAAGCGACCAAGGATATCATTCTGGCGCTGAGGATTCAGATGGGACAGGGGACTTCTGCGGCTGATTTTTACAACGAATTTCCATATTTACCGGTACCGTTAGAAAAGAAGGACATAACCGAAGTGTAAAACTATGTCATTGCCATATCCATTACTAGGAAATTTTACAGGCAGTGTTTATTCAGCATCCATACTGAATGAACAAGACAATAGTTTGTTCTATGTCTCCCAAAGTGGGGATGTGTGGTATGGATTTTCAACCAAAGATGTCATTGAAGTTTCTACTTACGACATTGACGATAATACGATGTTGAACTGGTCCGTTCTGGGTCAACAGAAAACATTCAACACGGTGACTCTAACCTATTTGGATGCTCTCAATGTTCCGCATGAATACTCCTACCGTGAATTGGTAAGGGATTTCATTCAATACAAGAACAATCAAATCCTTATCAATCCTATTGACGATTTGACGGTAATGGGTGTTACGAGTGGCAGTTTCAAGGTATCCTACAATTTCAACCGTGAAATGGCTGGTTCTCCGCTGAACCCGCTTTCCATCAAAGAGGTTTCTCCGTCCAGAAAAGAAATCAAACTTGTCCCTCAAGGACATTCCGATGCTTCTTATGTATCGTTCTGTTTGAAAAAGTTTCCGATTCGTGATGTCGCACCCGTTCTCTTGAGTACTACTCAAAAATGCCCCTATGACACAGTTTACAGAGTCATGTATCCGTCATACCAAGCGGATATTGAGTTCTTGAAGTTCATGTTTTTCTTGGCGGATGACGGCTCTGTATTGACATTCTTGAGAAATTTGTATGAGGATTACATCCGATACACCGCTCTTTCAGAAACTCAAATCAGCGAAGGATTTGAGCCGACTCGTCTTTTCAGAACCCAAGGTATCCGTACCTATTACAGCAACTATCTTCTTCAAAACTACGAATCCATCTCGGATTTTGAGAGTTTGGAACAAAAATTTGAAGAATTCGTCAACCTCAGAATAACTCAACAGTTCGGCCAGTATAACTCTCAACAAGGAGCAGATTACAAAGGGGCTAGGAAATTTGTTCATGATTTCTTCTTTGTCTATTACTACCAAACGGCCATTCGCCCCCTTCAACGGAATCATCAAGAGAAGTATTTTGGATATTTCAAGAACGCTTTGAATTTTGGAGATAATAAATACTTCCAAATCCTAGACCACACATACATTGACGAAAGAAATGTTCCATCCGACCCACTGACTTTGGTGGTTAAGTTATCCACAGAACTTCCATCTGATTTGGGCCAGAAAGAATTGTGTTGGGTATCCAACTTCAGCATGATACCGTTTGTCATGACGGCTATCTTGAGGAATCCGGTCAAATACAAGACCGTCAAAATATCAGCCGCTAACTTTGGGGCACCTTCACAGTTCGTTTCAAAAGAGAATGTCAACAAACTCTACTCTTCGGATGATTTGGCGAACAACGATGCTACGGATAACAGCATCTATATCAACAAAACCATCGCCAAACTAAACACCGATTACTCAAATTTCTCCAACTTTGTAGTGTTTTCTTCGGCGGCGGCTCGGCTTAACATCTTCAAAGGAAAGATGAAGACATGGACTACTCTTAGTAGTTCTCTGTCATCATTGAACGATAGATATGCTACAGCGATATCCAGTTCAACTGTTTATCCATATTACACAGAAGAGAATAACGAAATCAATACTCAGATAAACGACTTGGTTCAGTCATTTGATGGTTATGAATCATATCTTTTTGATGGTGGAAAATATGCTTATGATTTAACCACAAACCTGTTTTTGAGTTCCAGTTATGTGTCTAATCAGGATTGGTCAGCTTCCTATTATGACAAGGAGAATCGTGATTATTTGGTGGCAAACACCCCCGAATACATTCTCAACGACTCAAACAATGAAGAGTATTTGACTTTCTTATCAATGATGGGACATCATTTTGATGACATCTACACCTATATTTCAGCCCTTCCAATTGAGAGACAGGTTCAGAACGAGTTGAGTTCAAGCATCCCAACCAACACACTGAAAGAGATGTTGTATTCGTTCGGCTGGAATGTGGAAGACATTATCGGCAACTTGGATTTGAATGAGGTTTACCTGAACAGTTTGAATAACAGTTCATACAATGTGATGTCAGGTGAAGAGAGACTTCAAACGATTTGGAACAGGATTCTTGTTACTTTGCCGGGCATTTACAAGACCAAAGGAACGGAAGAGTGTGTCCGTTACTTGATGGCATGTTATGGCTTGCCGAGTTCGCTTATCAACATCAGAGAATATGGTGGAACGGATTACTCAGACGCACCACAACCCACTTACAGGCTGGATGAGAAGTTCTACATGATGATATTCTCCGGTGTCAATGATTACATCGAAGGACCAATTCCGTCTTCCACTCAAACAGTAGAGTTCAAGTTCTCTGTTGATAGCGGTTCTAGTTACGCCGATTATCAAAGTAATACACTGTTCTCAATGATTCCGTATCCATATACCACCCCGGCATCGGGTGCTTGGTCTATTGGAATACAAAAAGTTCCGGGTAGATACTTGGGGAAAGTATCATTCCAAATGGGGTCTGGTTCAACAGGAGCCATTCTATCAAGTGAATCGTTGCCTATTTTCAACGGGGATATCTTTAGCGTTATGCTCAGGAGAAACGACCCCAACCCGAACTTTGAAGTAACCAACAGCGTTGATTTGTATCCGACTGCTTACGACTTGATAGTTCAAAGAAATGAGAACGGAAGACAAATTTTCTATTCTTCATCGAGCATCATTTTTCAATCGACGGATAACGAAGTGTTCTCTCAATACGGTTCATTTCGTTTTAGTGATGGAACATTCAAAGGAACATTAGACAAATTAGCCATTTGGGATGTAGCCATTGACGATTCTGATTTCGATGAACATGTCAACGATTTAGATTCATATGGATATAGCGGTTCTTTCTCCTACAAGAACTTGTGGGTGAGATTGTCGTTGGATTATCCTGAATCACTCTACTACAATTTAAGCGGGTCGTCGTCGGTGTGGGTGGATAATGAGGCAACATACTATGCTATACCGAACTACTATACAAATTCTTTGAACTTGAGTAGTTCCATTATTCCGACTGTTTGGAGTGCTTCACAGGAAATCATCAGTGGTCGTTGGGTGCCCCAGCATCCGACCGGTTCAGTGGAAACCATTGCTAGAAACTTTCCATCCTTTGTTGGACAGAGTTGGTCGTCTTCGTATGATTATACAAGATGTCAAACGATTTCGGAATCGGTGTATCCATATCATTATCGTGAGCTGACTTACCAACAAGATATTGACGCTTCAAAATACGGACCAAATCGTTACAAGAACAAGAAAATTAGAACTCTTGATTACACAATTGAAGCTCGTTTTGATGATAGAGACCGTTCCACAAGCCAGAACGACACCGTTTCAGGAGAATCCAACCAACTTGGATTCTTCATCGACCCACAGGATGCAAAGAACAAAGACATTATTCGTTATGTTGGCCGAGATGGAATAATGCAATTTATTGGAGACCCGTCTGATTTGTATAGTGACCGTTACCCAGAACTGATAAACAAGAATGTAGAATATCATTCTTCTGGGAACAAGAAAACATACTTCAACGAAATGTTGACGGTTTTCAAGTTCTATTTTGATAAATCCATTTTCCAAGTCATCAAGAATATATTGCCAGCAAGAGCCAATGTCTATA